CAGTGGAAATTAAGGAGCAAGTATAATGGAAAACCTTATCAAAGAAATCGAAGCTATTATGCACGACGTGAAAGATGCCACAGCCCGTACAGGGGAATATAAGATGGACATTGACCGTGGTATCAACACAAACCGCCACCGTGAAATTGAGAATGTACCAAAGGCTAAGACCATTGAGAACCTGATGTACTACCTCTTGGAGGCAAAGCATGACATGGATCGTGTGCAGGATAGCCTCAAGGAAATTACAAATAAACTTGACACCCTGCTTGATGTCGCAGAATATGAAGCAGTAGCACAGGAGATTCGATAACATGACGCACGAAGAGGCAATCACCCTACTGAGGGAATTAGGTAACATATATGCTGTCGCACTGGCAGAGAAAGGCCATAACATTGACGACAAGTCAGACCTGATGAATGGTCTTGCGGCATATTATATGCTGGACCTAGCAGGGGAATTTGAGGAGCTTGACGATAGTGTTGACGCTGTAGTGAAAGTCGTTTATGAAGAAGTGAGACGTAAACTTAGCCCAATCGGGATAGGAGAATAGCAATGTTATCAGCAGTTTACTTGAATGATCGTTTCGGGGAGGTGGTCCTAGTTGCTGCTTTCCTGATGAGGACAGACGCAGAAGACTATGTGAAGGCGTCATTCTTGGATAGCCTAAAGATCAAAGAACTATCACACGACGCATGGCGTGACTTTAAATCAATCAAAGAGAAGGTATGACACAAATGAAATCCGAAGCAGAAAACTACATCGTGGGAATGATGACCAAGAACGGCATCACCAAGTTGGACACAGGTAAGACCTACACCATGACCGTAGCAATGGATCGTGCGGCAGAAATGAATGTGGTCAACGAGGCTGAACTGATGGCACTGGGTGGAGAAAAGTTTGTCGCTGTTGCAGTTTACTCTTGACTGTAACTAACGAATCACCTATAACTATCTCATAACAAAGGAGAATTACAATGTTAGATACACGCATGGTAAGCATGGTACTCGCAGAGAATGCCAACGAATTTATTACAGTAAAGTTCCTGACCAAAGAAGGTGAGCCTCGCCAGTACAACGGACGCCTCAACGTCAAGAAATACCTTGCTGGTGGTGAACGGGGTCGTAAGGCTGCGGAGGTACTAAAAGCACATAACCTGATCCCGATATTTGTCGGCAAGGATGGTGACAAGCCTAAATATAAGAGCTTCTGCTTGGACCGTGTGATTGCTATCAAGGCTGGTGGTCGCCATATCTATGCAATGGGCGGGGAGATTGAGTAAGGTGGATGACCCCTGTGATGATGTAGCGAATTGGTTTGGAAGGGAGCCTAAGAAATGACACCACTAACTTGCCTTGCTGTCGCTATCTTCTTTGAAGCTAGGGCAGAACCCATCGAAGGAATGGAGGCTGTAGCAAACGTGATTATCAATCGTGTAGAGGACAGCCGCTACCCTGACACTGTATGTGATGTCGTGTGGGAACCTAAGCAGTTCTCTTGGACCCACGATGGCCTCACAGACGATCCAGAGGCCCACACAGGCCACCAAGACAAATTGGCATGGGTCACTAGCCAACGGGTAGCTAAGGAGGCCCTACAGGGAAATTTGATGGGCATCACCAGCACCCACTATCATGCAGAATATGTCTTGCCTTTCTGGACTGACGTCTATAGTAAGGACGGAGTAGTAGGCACCCACGTCTTCTACACAAACACAACGGAGTACAGATAATGTCACCACAACTAGAACGGCAACTGATTGAGATGGGTGTTATCCCTAGTACACCCTTAGAGGAAATTGGTGTGGTCTGCCAAGCAGCGCAAGATCACCGTATGCGTATGGCTAAGGGGTTCTACGATGACCCCCGTGATGAAAATGGAGAGGTAAACTTTTAGCATGAAAATTAGATTCAAACCTGACTACTCAAGTGAATGGGTAGTAGTGAAAAATGCCAAGGAACTTCAAGCGTTCCTAAACTGGACCAAATACAAATGTGAGGTAAAATATGATTGAGGCAACATACATCGACCCTAGAGATACAATCACAGGCGAGGTATCATTCTAATGAAAGTTAAACTTATAGGTTACACACAGCCTGTCGCTGGTTCAGACGTTGAACTGGCTGATGTACAGGAGTTGATTGCATACTGCGCTAAGGTGAGCAATCCACAGGGTCAGGCTAGTCTTGAGACAAGCAAGCGGTTGCTTAACTACCTGATTAAACACAAGCACTGGTCGCCTTTTGAGATGGCATCAGCTACACTTGAGGTTGAAACTACCCGTGACATTGCACGACAGTTTCTACGCCACCGTTCATTCAGCTTCCAAGAGTTTAGCCAGCGGTATGCTAACCCAGAAGACATGGATAACACGTTTGTTATTCGTGAGGCTCGACTACAAGACACCAAGAATAGACAGAACAGTGTCGAGACAGACAATACACAACTGACTGCGGAGTGGCGGATACGCCAACAGGATGTCATTGACACCGCAAGGCTACACTACAACTGGGCGATCAGTAACGGTATTGCTAAAGAACAGGCCCGTGCTGTACTGCCTGAGGGTAACACTGTGTCTCGCTTGTACGCTAACGGTACGATCAGGTCATGGATTCACTACGTTGAGCTACGATCAGCTAACGGCACACAGAAGGAACACATGGACCTAGCTGTGGCGGTAGGCGAGGCCATTGCAGCTATCTTCCCAATGATCGGAGAGGCAGATGTTTCGTAATGCGTGGCGTATATGGGCTAAGAGTTTGGGTGAGAAAGTCGGTGATACCGATACCCAAGCAGACGCAATTGCCGTTGTACGTACATTCTGGTGGGTGGTACACATCATCACCTGCTTTATGATTATCATACACAACGGTGCAAAGTTAGGGTGGTGGCTATGATGACTGACTTAGAGGTAGTATCTATGTGTGAGAGGCTGGCGTATAAATACAACAGTGATCGACACAGACAAGACCTAGAGATGGAGGGTGTGCTGGTTTGCTATGAGATACTAGCTAAAGAGCCTGATGCCCATCCAGCGAAGCTCTATCGTGAGGCTAAGAGGCGGATGCATGACTACCTTAACCTTGATACACAACCTGTCGCTATCCCTAAGCACAGTCGATCACGTAGGCTTACACGTAACATCGACGACAGTGATGCAGGGGATATGTCTGAGGAAGGCTACGACTGGCTAAAGGCTGTTCTGTCGTCCTCTAACGTACCCTACGACGAAGACTACGGGGTATGCGACAAGGATCATGCTGAGAACTACGAGAGGAAAGAGTATGGTAACTATGTAAGGACTGTTGCAGAAGAGACACTATCGCCAACTGAATTGTGTGTCGTTAGATTAAGATATTACGAAGACATGACACAAGATGAGGTAGGTGTAGTCATTGGTGTCAACCAGAAGTGGGTATCACGACATGAAATAACGGCTTTAACTAAGCTCAAGAAAGAGTTGCTGTAACATTTCGTGATGTCTAAGACTTTAGAAAATGTCCCTATAAGCAAGTGTAGAGGGTTACATAAGTATAAACTTAAGTTTGACATTCAGTATTATACTACTTACTGACAATACTTAAGTTATAAACATAAGTTAGGAGGCTTTAATATGGCAGAACATCCGCACCAACCATGTCCCTTTGAGGCGTGTGGCTCATCTGATGCCTTTAGTTGGAATGATGAGGGCTTTGGTAGGTGTCATGCTTGCTTGAGAGGGTATCCGTCTAAAGAAAAAACTTTGGATTGGGCTAAAGAGAAATACTTAACAAAAGGAGGTAGTAATTTTATGTCGTTCACACCAAAAGCTGTCGTTACGTCTTTCCTGCCGGAAGACAAGTCCGATGGAAAATATGTCAACATGCGTGGCATCAACACTAAGACTATGGAAGACTTCGGTGTACTGACCTACGATGATCGTCAGGAGTATGTGTACCCCAGCGGCGGAATTAAGGTTCGTAAGCTGTCAGAGAAAGGCTTTTACGCCAAGTCAGGTTTCAAGGGTGACGAACTCTTTGGCATGAACCTGTTTACTGCTGGTAGCTCTAAGATGGTCACGATCACTGAGGGTGAACTAGACGCCCTGTCAGTGGCTCAGATGCTCAAGAGTGGCTACACTAACCCTGTGGTGTCTCTACCGTCTGCTACACCGTCTAAGAAGCTCTGGGAGAACTGTGCGGACTGGCTCAACAGTTTCGAGAAGATCGTACTGTCGGTAGACAATGATGACGCTGGTAATGCTCTTGCTGACCGTGTGTCCAAGCTGTTCCCGAACAAGGTCTATCGTGTTGACCACCGACCCTACAAGGACGCTAACGAGTTCCTACAGGCTGGTAAGGCGGCTGACTTCAAGGGTGCATGGTGGAACGCACGTAAGTTCACACCTGAGAACGTAATGAACAGCACACAGGACTTCTTGTCGTTGTACAAGGATACGCCCGAGCATCAGTATGTACCCACAGGTATCCAAGCCCTAGACGACAAAATCCTTGGTCTCATGCAAGGTCACTTCACAGTGATTAAAGCACCGACAGGTATCGGTAAGACTGAGGTCATGCGCTACCTTGAGTACAATATGTTGCAGCGCAAGGTTCCTATCGCAGCATGGCACTTGGAAGAGACTAAGCTACGGTCATTGCTTGGGCTTGTGTCATACGAATGTAGTGACAACCTGACCCGACGTGATCTGATCGAAGAGAAGGGCGCTGAGGATCAAGTCGTAGGCGCAATCGGTAAGCTGACTGCTGACGAAAACTTCTACCAGTTCTACATGAGTGACGGTCAAGGTGCTGACGATCTTATCGACCAGATACGTTACTTTGCTGTAGCATGTGGTGTTAAGTTTGTGTTCTTCGAACCTATCCAAGATGTTCTTGTTGGGTCGTCAGAAGAAAGCAAGGAACAGATGTTGGCTGACTTGTCAGTACGTTTGTCTAAGCTGTCTGCTGAGTTGAACGTAGGGATCGTGACAATCGCACACACTAACGATGATGGGCAGATGAAATACTGCCGTATGATCGGGCAACGTGCTTCTGTTATCATTGACCTTAAGCGGGACAAAGAATCTGATGACCTACAGGAACGTAACACAACGTATCTGTCTATCGAAAAGAACCGTCCATGCTCTGAGGAAGGCAATGCAGGGATGATGCGGTTTAATTCTGAAACATTCACACTGACGGAGGTATAAGTGGAGTATGATCTTTTTGGCAATAAGATAGACTTAAAACCAGAAGTGGGAGATGGTAAGGTTTGTATAGTCTGCAAGGAATACAAGTTCTTTATAGAGTTCCCAAAACACAGGGGTCACAAGGATAATCACGACGGGCGTTGTAGGATTTGCATCAACACTCAAGTAAACCTTAGAAAACAGCTAAAAAAGAAAGCGCCAGTTAAGCCGGAAGTTTGTGAATGCTGCGGGAAAACTTCTGACGATATAGTCTTAGATCATTGCCACGAAACAAGCCAGTTTAGGGGGTGGATATGTAGGTATTGCAATGCTGGCATAGGTCAGCTAGGCGACGACATAGATGGTGTAACGAAAGCACTAGAGTATTTAAGGAAAACAAATGACAACAGTATTCGACATTGAAACAGACGGTCTATTAAATGAGTTGACCAAGATTCATGTCTTGTCTTGGTCTAACGACATGGGCGAAGTTAAGCATACCCACGACTATGATGAGATGCGGTATGTTTTGCTCAACAGTGAAACGCTGGTAGGCCACAACATTATCCGCTTCGACATCCCCGCAGTGGAACGTGTGCTTGGCATCAAGGTTACAGCACGTCTGATCGACACCTTGGCTCTATCTTGGTACCTCAACCACCAACGACCTAAGCATGGTCTTGAGGGCTACGGAGAGGACTATGGGGTGCCTAAGCCTGTCATTAAGGACTGGAACACCCTGACACCAGAAGAGTATGCTCACAGGTGCGATGAGGACGTTAAGATCAACAATCGTCTGTGGCGGGATTTGGACATGAAGCTAAACAAGCTGTACCAAGACCCTGCGGATAAAGCCAAGCTGGTTGACTATCTCACGTTCAAGTTAGACTGCGCCCGTGAGCAGGAAGAGCTACGGTGGAAACTTGACGTAGATAAAGCACAGGTTGCATACGACGAGATCATGGCTCTCAAGACTGAGAAGGTAGAGCAACTGGCGGATGCTATGCCTAAGAAGGTTCTGACCCGTGTGGCTACGCAGCCAAAGGTTATGCACAAGAAGGACGGGGAGCTATCCTCACACGGTCAAAAGTGGACCGAATTGTGTGCGGATAATAAGATGCCAACCTCCGCAAAATCTTTTGTCGTTAAGACGGGGGAAGAACGTGGCAACCCTAACAGCAACGATCAGGTGAAAGATTGGCTCTACTCACTAGGGTGGAAGCCACGCACATACAAGTTCTTGCGTGACAAGAAAACAGGAGAGGAGCGACGAATTGAACAAGTACGAAAAGGCAGTGAGCTTTGCGAAAGCGTTAGGGTTCTTTCTGGTGTTGACCCTGCTGTTGACCTCCTTGATGGCCTTACCGTACTTACTCACAGGGCTGGCATCTTAAAGAGCTTCTTGGAGTGTCACAAGGATGGGTGGCTAGAGGCTAGTGTTGCTGGCCTTACGAATACCTTTCGCTTCAAGCACTTTCGCCCACTGGTGAACCTACCTAGTGTGGACAAGCCATACGGTGACGTGATCCGTGGTTGCCTAAAGTGTCCTGACGGTTACGTCTTGGCTGGGGCTGACATGACATCACTAGAGGACACAACCAAGCGTCACTACATGAAACCATTGGACCCTGACTATGTAGAGGAAATGAGTAGGGAAGGTTTTGACCCTCACTTAGACTTGGCACTACACGCTGGTGTTATCAACCAAGATGACATCGACAAGCACAACTCAGGTGAACGGTCACTCAAGGCTCTGCGTAAGAACTACAAGGTAGTGAACTACAGCGCCACGTATGGCGTAGGAGCGCCTAAGCTGGCCCGTGAGACAGGTATGACACCTACTGAGGCTAAGACCCTGCTTAACGCCTTCTGGTCCCGTAACTGGGCCATTGAGAAGGTAGCCTCTCGACTACAGACAAGGGAGTTGTTCGGCGGAATGTGGCTAAAGAACCCTGTGTCGGGCTTTTGGCATAGCCTACGCAGTGACAAGGATCGCTTTAGCACTCTTAACCAGAGTACAGGCGTCTACTGCTTTGACCAGTGGGTTAAGGAATGTCGTGGTATGGGCCTACAGACTATCGGTCAATTCCACGATGAGATCATTGTTCTGACTAAGGAGGGAGACGAAGACAAAGCTGAGAACATTATGCAAATGAGCATTAACAACGTAAACCATGAGGTAGACCTCAACGTACCCTTGGGGACAGATGTGCAATTTGGCAACACATACGCAGATATTCACTAGGAGGCAAAATAAATGTGAGAATGAGTGTCTAAGATTCGAAAAAATGTCCCTATAGTATATTACCAACCAAGCGCTGTAAACCCTACAGCTTAAACAAAAGGAAGACCCGACTATGGCTAAACACACAATGGATATGGTTCTTGAGTATGCAAAAGTATTCGCAGAGAACCGTGATATGGGCAGCGACCTAAATAACGCAGCAAAGAAAGCAGCACGACACAACGGACAATACGTTGTTAACGCCTACTTTACCAACGAAGATCAGATTACAGAACTTCTTGAGGGTGGCATGGACCCGATGCCGATGGGCAACAAACGTGTTAAAGAAGGTAATGACTTCGGTATCGGAAAGTATATCAAACTGGCCCGAATGCACGATCATGTTATGACCTTC